AAAATTATGTAAACTGGTCATCATAAAGCCAAGTACTTGGTATTCCTTCATATCCTGAGACATTCCAGCAGAATCCATTAGCTTCAGATAGTCATAAAATATTACGCATTCCTTTGCTGTTCCATCATTATTTAATCCGACTTCTTTAACTAGCCACCGTCTCATAATAGCTAACTGATCTTCGAATGCTTTTCCAGCTATACTTTTGTGATATAGATTTGATTTCTTTAGGGTTTCAACAGCCTTGCCTATCTTCGACTTCATTTCTGGAGATTCTGCAAACTTTCCTGTTTCGATAGTGTTGATTTCTATTTCAGTCATCATAGCAAGTAATCTATGAATATGATCTTCTTTATTCATTTCGGTATCCATATTCAAGACAGGAATACCTTTTTCTGCTATATTACGACCCATATTATCAGACAATAAAGTTTTACCAGTCTTGGGTCTTGCTGCTATAACATTAACAGTTCCTTTTCTGAGACCTCCACCAATCGCCTGATCATATATTGGAAATCCTGTTGGAATACCAACTTGATCTATCTTATGTAGTTCCAGATCGGCCACATATTCTTCGAGTGTAGATCCTATCTTTTCTGGTCCTCCATCACTATCCGTTAATAATGATGTAAAATTAAAGATACTATCTTCTGCAATTCCTATTATAGAAGAGATTGGTTCATTACCAGTAACATCTAGAATTTTCTCTTGAGTGGTCTCAAGCTGTTTTCTTAATAGTCTAGCTATTTCTAGTTTACGGATTTTAGCCGCAAATTTTCTAACATTATCCAAACTCACAGGGAAATCTATAACAGCTTTAAGATGCTGTGTTTCTTCTTTCTTGCTCAAGATAGTAGAGAGACCAAGCTCTTGAGCAACAGAGTAGATGGAAGCTATATCTATAGTTGAGTTGGCGTTTTCACATATTGTTTTTAAACACTTAAAGATGATACTATTACTATCAATAGTAAAAGATGTCTCCTGAACAATATCTGCAACGTCAAGATAAGCATCCTGACCATATGTACAAATACCTGCGAGTACCGCTCTTTCTGCGGCTGGATCAGCTAAAATCACTATTTCACCCCTTTGAGGACATTACTTTTATTTTTTGAATTGAGAGTAGGATATCTGATAGATTTTTTATATTACCAGCCAGATATTGTAGTCTATCACTTCTTTGTTTGGCATACTTTTTGATTTTATTCAGAGAGGCTGCTTTATCGTTGTTCTTGATTGCTTGAAGAGATTTCTCAATATAACCATATCCTTTATAGTTATTAACCTCATCAGCAATAACATCTTTTATCGTCTCCTCTGACCAATTTACTCTGGCTATTTCTCTATTCAGAGTTCTTTGAACATGAAAAGAGAACTGTCCTAGTCTGTATGCGATTTGTGCACAATCTTCTGGGGTTAATCTTTCAAGATCATCCCTGTTCATTACAAGATATTGTTGAAGTTCAGCTTCAGGAAAAAGATCTGACTTATATTTTTCGAATCCAATAGTTTGTTCATATTCATCTAAAATAGAGTCCCACGACTCAACCTGTTCTTTCGTATTCATTAGTTATCCTTTGAGACCATTGTTCAGCAGTTTCGTTGAATGGTAGTTCTATGTAAATAATGTCGTTAAGATGACACCACTCGATTTTTTCTCTATCTCTCTTTTTTTGCTTAATAAAACCAAACTTATTAGAATGGTAATGTCCAACAAATTTATAATGCTGTTCTCCATGAACCTCTATACAAAATTTGAGTAATGGAAGGTAAAAATCTAAGAACAGCGTTTCTGACTTTCGTAGTATGATAGGAACTTCTTCCAGTGCTACCAAGGTGGGAAACAAGTTTTTGATAACCGTTCTGGCCTGTATGTGTAATGATGACTTATTCATCATCTTACTGTGGGCCATGTTTCCACCAAGTAGCCAATTATGAGAATTGCCGTCTAAGTCTTTGATCAGCATTTGATTCCCATCATATTTTTAACTTCTGCATATAGTTTCTCGTAAGAGTCTGTATGTTCTAATAGATAGTTTCTGACCTTTTCCATACCTTGAAACTTTGGTTTCTCTTCAATAAAGTCTAATGTGTACCAAGCACCACCTTTATTAATTAAACCCATATCTGATGCTAGTACAACCAGTTCTGTACACTTATCAATCCCCTGACCATATCGAAGGTATGAGGTTATGGTTCCTCCCGGAGGCCCAAGAGCGGAACACATCACTTGCCACTCAATTTCTTGTCCTATTTGCGTACTGTCTGCGCTGAGAACCCACGGTTTAAAAGTTTTGGCTCTGAGCTTGATGTCTGTTTGATAAGCTATAGCCTGACCAGATTTTTCTTTAAATTCTGCTCCATAACCAGTAGGATTACCCATAAGATGAGTAATACCTATTACTATGTTTTTATTAACTGGGATAACATTGGCAACTTTACGACAAAATTTAGCCAATAACTTAGCTCCGTCTGCTCGTTGCATTTTATCCATTTCGCTAGTAATTTCTGCTTCAGTACACAATGCTGAATATGAGTCTATAATTAAAACACACCCTGGTTCTTCATTAATAATTCTTTCAGCAATTTGTAAGTATTCTTCTGCATGTAGAATCTTACCTTGTTGAGAACCAATAACATCAAATCTAGCAAGGTCTAAACCCGGTATTCCTTCTAGATCTCTTTTTTTCAATCTACCTTCAATGTTTAGGTAGTACACATGTCTTGGTTTTTTTAGATCTCCCTTATACTCTTCCTTTTGGGCCGTAGCACAGAAAGATAGTGATGTTGTGGTTTTTCCACACTTGGGTTGTCCTGTTAAAACAACAAAACTTCCTTCTGGTATACCCCCATTTAAAATCATGTCTAGAGCAGGACTAACTGGAATAATAACTGAATCTCTATCTACTACAGAGTTTCCAGAAAGAATAATATCCGATCCGAAATCTTTAATAACGCCCTCTTTAAGTCCCATTATCTATATCCTCCAATTTTGATAAAATATTTTTAGGATTGTTTCCAGATTGTCTGTGTGAAACATTTTCTTTACGCTCTAAGCTTTTAGTGAGAGCATTGTTTTCTTTTGATACGATCTCTGCCTCTTGCTCAATAATAGGTAATAGATGAGGCGCTCGCAAGGAATAGATTCTTTCCGTCTTAGGATTCTTTAATGCTCTGATAACAGCCTTATCACCATACTTGCTAATTAGCTTATTTGCTGTTGCGATTTGATTTCTAAAAAATGATGACCACTTTTTATTTGTCCAGAATCTATGATGAAGATCTTCCTTATCGATTTTAGCTTTCTTTTCGCATATCATTTCGGTAATATACTGAGAAGCTGAAACAAACTTTTCATTCGAATATCTTGATGGATATTTCATTCTTTTTTATCTAGAATTTCTGTTCCAGCTTTGGCTATGGACGTTTGTAGGTGAGTATCGAACAACTCTATGAACTTATCATAGTTCTCTTTGGCAGGAAGCGGTATGTAGTAATTTTTTTCAACAACCTTCGATGTCTTTACGCTTTGACCCTTTTCGTTCACAGACAAAACTTGAAAAGCAACCTTTACTAGTATTTCATGTTGGTAATCGGTATGCTTCTCTTCTGACTCAAAGAGTTCCCCATAGACACCTCTAAAATATGTTTCTTTATCTAGTGTTTTATTTTCTATGAATTTAGCTATTATTTCTTCAATTTCTTTTTGCTCATCTATATTTTCTTCTGACATAACTTTATCCTGCTGAGGTTGAACAATTATTACACTTATATCTTTCCGTAGAATCAACTACATTTTCACTTATTTCTTCTGTTTTACCGCACACCCTACATTTTACTTTTACAAAATTTACAGGTCTATTCCTGAGTGACGGAGGATATTTTTGTAGTTTTTTATCTATTAAGCAGTCCTCTTTATGCATATTAGCTTCTGGCATATCTAAGAATTTATTTTCTCTAGCAGCTCTGGTGTTAAGTTTTCTACTATTGTTTTTTATGGGATCAGATTTTTTCTTTTTACTATCTACTAGTTCTTCTGTTTCGTCCTCTGGAAGTAAAGACGAAAGAAGAGAAATTAGCTGCTTTAACTTTTCTGGATCTTCTTGCAGTTTAGCCAAGTCCATAATTATTTACCCTTGTTCTTGTTTTTACTTTCGCTAGGAATAAAAATACCATCTTTCATCCAGCGGTTTTGTTCTACTTTAGGCGAAGATGCTGTATTCTTTCTTGCGTCATTGTATTCTGAAGCTTCTCTGGTCATAATTGAAACAGTTTTACTCTGTTTGCCCATAGTAGTGTTGATCATCATATTTTTAGACTTACTTACTGCTGGCTCTTGAGTTGTCTTAATAGAAGACCCATCTTTGTTTACACTATTGTTTTTTTCTAAAATCTTCTTAACCTGATCACTACTAAGCTTAAGTTCTTCAGATATTTCATCTGGAGTTTTACCTTCTTGTGATAACCATTTAACAGCGTAGGTTTGAACCTTACTGATTCTTGCCATTATATCATCTCTCTTTCTGCATTGTTTAACCATGCTAAATTTTTAGTTCTAAGATAACTAAGATACAAATTGAATACTTTACCGTTAACGTCTTTAAATTTACTGCCGTCTTTACAAACTTTGTTTACAAATTTATTTTGTTGATTATCTTCGTATACAGATAGCGGATTATAAATTTTTCCTCTTTGATCTAGTCTGATAAAGTATCTTGTGGTCTTACTA